CGTCTACTGGATCTGCTGCTTCAGCAACAGGAGCAGCAGGCTTACCGCTAGGGTCTTTAAGAGCAAGGTCAGCTACAGTGACACCTTTTTGTTGAGCAATAGTATTGTTAAGCTCAACAAGATCAATTACAGTGCGAGTGTCAGGGGTCATCTCAACCTGATCAGCTGTTACTTTAATCATCTTACCAGTAGTATGAAAGCCTGCGAGCATTACACGTCCGTCCGGCAAACGGGTACGTGCCATTGCTTCAGCAAGCTCGTAAGACTCTTGACCAGCTGCGCTTTCGACTAGCTTAATTAAAGCATCGTGTTCTTCGGCTAGTAGTGTTTCGGTTGGCACTACAACAGCTTCGTTGTCTGTACCGGGGACAACACGATATGCTACGATACACTTCTTTTGGGTCTTTTTAATTCGACCTACATGCTTTAGCATATTATTCTCCAGTTTCTTCAGCAGTATCTTCGTCAGCTGACTGAGGTTGAGCTGCTTGCTCGGCAGCAACAGCTTCGAAGAACTTGGTTAGTTTGTTGTATAATTGACCAGCGGCGATTTGCTCATCGCCTGGTTCAAAGGCAGCTCGCTTTGAAGCTAGACCGATTAACTGACGTACGATATTTAGATCGTTTACAGTTAGTTCAATGTTACTATTTTCTTCCGTCATTTTAAACTCCTATTGTTGACAGTATAAATTATTTATAAGCTAACAAAAAGTAGCTCATCTCTTTTGGCTGCTCAAACGCTACTATTATTCTGTCAAAAGCTAATGATTTTATATAGTAGCGCCCGTGTGTATTTTGTAGAATCCAGTCTTCGATATTAGCTTCTGTTTCGTATGTAGCAGTGTCTTTGGCTATATCAGATCGTTCGAAGTGTTCGGGAAGAAAGAACACTTTTCTAATCCCGAACAATTCAAGAGCATTTGGCTTAATGTGTATCTTACGCTTCTTCATATCGTGTAGTCACACCAAACGGAGCTTGCATGTCCTTATCATAGTTACTGTGTAAAACAAATACAGTGTCACAGTAAGTTTCGTCGCCCCAACTACCCCAGCAATAGCCGTCTGTAAACATAATAAACTTCTTAGGCTCAATACCTTCTTCTTTCATAAAGTCCCAATTGGCCATAAAGTCAGTACCGCCGCCGCCGGCTGCTTCGTACTCAGTAAGGTCGCCGTTGTGAGCAGTAAACTCTTCTAAATTATAAACTTTGGTATCAAAACACCAAACTTTTACATTGTAATCGTTATACTGATCCATAATACTTTGAACCTCGCCGAGGAAGTCCATAAGTTGCTCATTGCTGATACTACCACTAGTATCAAGCGCAATACATACATCAATAGTTTCTTCGTTTACAGTACCTGGAAGAACTACGCCGTATTGTGACTTGCGTGACGGACGAGAAAAGCTATAATCGTTCTTTACAGTGCTTTGAATCTGCTGTTGGAGAATCTCACGCCAGTTCATCTTAGGTTCAGTGAACAGTTTAATAATACGTGCTACTTCTCCGGGCGTTTTGCCAGCACCAGCGGCTTGCGCTGCTGACAACATACTCTCTTTGACCTGATCCTTGATCTGCTTCAGCTCTTCTTTTGTATACGTAGGGCCGTTTTGATCATCGCCGCCGTGCTCGCTATTTTCAAGATCCAAGTGTTCGTCGAGCATTTCGCCGAGTTCACTAATGTCAATCTTATCAGCCTGTTCGTAAAGGTCGTCGTATACTTGTTCACTAGTCCATCCTTCGTACTTGAAGTCTTGGAAACAATCTACCAGCTTCGGCTTTGCGCCGATTTTATCACGGACAAGGATGTTGTTTACAATGTAGTCAGCAGCAATATTATACAATTTAGGATCACGATCGTTACGACGGCCTAGGTGATCGAATACACAGTGCAGAATCTCGTGAGCAATAACAAACTCAATTTCTGCGTTATCCATAGCATTGAAGAATTCTGCGTTAAAGTACAGGTTGCGTCCGTCGACAGCCGCAGTAGGCAGCCAATCGTTAGCTGCTTTTACCTTAAGACGAGTAGCCATGTTACCGAAGAATGGGTGCTTTAGTAACAGTCCAACACGAGCAACTGTGATACGATCAAAGACATCAGCTGTCATACGATCTAGCTCTTCTGGAGTAATGTCTGGGTTAGGTTGCCAATTCTTTTTACCGTCGACGCTCATTGCATCCTCCTTGTTTATTAACTGTATATATAATACAACAAAGCGCCCGACATGTCAAGCGCTTTGTTTAGTATTATTAGTTTTGAGCTGCTTTAATATACTTACCGTACTTTTCGTGGAACTCGTCGAAGCTTGGCACCTTGTCTGGGTCGATCGGCAACCGATACTGAGTAAGCGCAAGCTTCATTGCCATAACAACTAGTTCAGTATCAAAGTTCTTCATTGAGAACGTTAAGAACTGTTCGACCTTATCGTAGAACGTATCGTTGTCAACGTCTTGGCTAAGTTCGTAGCACATGGAAATAATTAGACTATACATAGCACTAATCTCGTCAGTATCGAGGGTATCTACTTTACCTGTCAAGATATCTGTTGGGTTCGGAAGCTTGCTAGCAACCTTACGATGCGCAATAAACTTAACAGCAAGTCCTTCGCCTACAGAGCCAGCTACCAAGTCCATAAGCGTATCGTCGTTGTAGTTACCGTTAAGAAAGTCACTTACGAACGACCACGAACGAGGCGTAGCAAACGAACGGCTCGGTGATTTTGGATCAAAGTCGTACAAGTCTTGCTTGCTAAAGTTCAAGTAACCAACAACGTCAGCATGAACCTTGTTAGTAACAGCCCACTCAAACCAGTCATCAAACGATACTGACATTTCCAAGTGTACAAAACGGTTAGCCAACGGAGCTGGCATACGGTAAGTAACACCTTTATCACTGTCACGGTTACCAGCAGCAACAATAAGAACGTTGTCTGGCAGCTTGTACTGACCAACACGACGATTAAGAATCAGCTGGTAAGCAGCCGCTTGTACTGCTGGCGGAGCAGAGTTCATCTCGTCGAGGAACAGAACAATATGTTCGTGTTCTTCTGCCATAGCAGCATCGGGCAATTCGCTTGGAGCAGCCCAAACCATTTTACCTTCAGTAGCATTAAAGTAAGGAATACCCTTGATGTCAGTTGGCTCCCAAAGAGACAAACGAACGTCAATAACATGGGCGTTCATTGACGCACCAACTTGGTGAACAATATCGGATTTACCAATACCCGGAGGGCCCCACAAAAACAACGGGCGCTTAGAATCAAAAGCAGCCGAGATAACTTGTTTTGCGGAGTTTGGTGAAGAAGTACGAATCGTGTCCATTTGCTAAAACCTCTGTGTGTTTGTTTATTAACTGTATATATAATACGACAGTTTAATCAATATGTCAAATGTTTTTTTGTCGTTCTATTGCTTTTATTAAGCCGTACTTTTCAAGATCGCCGGAGAATAGGCTTATCTCCATAGCCTTGCGATCGTCAGTAACTTGAATATACTTGGGCGTGAGATAATACGGACAAGTGATAAACTTATCTAAGTAAAGAAGAACGTTTGTCTTTTGTATATTAGTTTCGGGCGGAAATTCAATTTTAAAGAACTGTATCTCTAGATCGTTTTTAAGAAAGTCTCGCCCGGCAGTGGTTAGTCTCAGGCCGCCTGTTGATTTACTACGGACATTATACCACCATTCAGTTGAGTAGTGTCTTACATTAGTTTCGTTAGAACTAACACCAGCGCTATTTAAGAATATCTTAGTATAAGCTAGTCTATTCATGATCGTTAGTGTTACCGAACTTTACTACAGTAAATTCACTAGTCTTCCACATAGTGTTTAAGCGTTGTGCCAAATTACGAGCATGACCTGGATTAGAGAAGCTGGTTTTTTTATATTTAGGCCCCGGGTAGTTAGTTAAACTATTAAAGCTTTTAAGATTAAAAGGTTTACCTTGATAAAATACTGCCCAAATTGCGTTAGCTTCTAGTACTTGCTCTGTTCTATAGGTGTGCCGATCGGTAAATTCTTTTAGCACTACGGGCTTTGGCCTGCTCATTTTTCGTTCCTTATTATATACGTATATATTTATCGTTTACCAATTATTCCCACCGTCCATCTTGATATCAATGTACTCATAATCTCCAGCGTCTTTGGTCATTAGAAGTTGCTCTAAGTCTTCTGCATGTCGTGCGAGTAGTTCGGTGAGGCAGTAATGTAGTTTCTTTGCTTTGTCTAGATCCATTCGAATCTCTTTTTGTCGACTTGACTCAGCAGCTTTCACTAAGCTAAGAAACTGACTAATAGGGGAAGTGTTAATTGGCTGTTTTTGCATTAGCAATACTCAACTGTTGTCGCATTTCTATATCGGTCTTAAACGGGCCTTTGCTTTTATAGCGTTCAATAGTAATAAGCTTAGGACAGAAACTCTTAACCCATCCTTTGTTAAACTTAATAATGTAGTAGCCTGCGCAGTAAACGCTCTTAGACTTTTCACTTTTAGTAAACAACGGTAGCCGACGCTTAATATCGAACATACTATTATATGGGTTACAATTTACAGGAAAGTCATGAACTTGATAAGAAGTCTCTTCAACTTCCTGACTTGACGCAGACCAAGTGATACTACCTAACCGATTCTTAATAGAAGACTTGGACTTACATAATTCTATGGAGCCTTCGCTACTATTTAGAATATAGTGTTCGTTATTATAGGAGATAGTGCCTACATTTTCGCCTCGATCAGTAACGATCCAAAACTTGTCTTTTAGAATTTCTTTTGCGTTCTTCATGCTTGGTACCTCGCTTGGAATGGTGGTGCATACTGCTCGACAGCAGCAGCAACCCGCTGCATATCCCATTTGTTACAGAACTTTAGTAGCCGAATGCCTACTTGTGACAAGTCTTTAGGCTCTGTTGTTTCTGTATGAATAGTCTGGTTAATCTCGTCACGTACATTATCAGGCTGCGCAGTTAAGTCGCATAGTAGTACATTGCGATTGTAGTCATCAATTACACGATGCTCGTCGCCGTTATGATCAGTCCAGCGTTGTAGCATCATGTTATTCCAGTTAAAGCCTTTAGTAGACATATCGTTGTATGCTTCTAATAGTCCTACTTTGTTCTTAGTGCCTTTCTTGCGCACACCGGGGTACGCACTAAAGATGTTATCACTAGTGTCGCCACGCATACACTTCTCAAACAACAGCCATTGTGGGTCCGGCGCAGGCTTTTCTACACCAGTCTTCTTGTCAATTACACGTTCGCCTTTATCGTCGAAGTAACCTTCGTGTGTAATAGTAGTGTTGCTAACGCCGTTGTACTGTCGTACATTAGGAGCAACCAGTTGCGCAAAGTCACCGTCTGTGCTAATAATAACGTGATTATCGTTAGGATGAGCTTGAACCCAGCCAGCAATCAAATCGTCTGCTTCTAATACAGGGTTTTGTAGTACAGTACAGTTAGTTTTTGTACGTACAAAGTCTTTAAACTCGTCGAAGATCTCAAAGAATACACGATCTTCTTCTGCTTGCGCAGGAGTCATCTTGTCACG